CTCCTGCTGGCCCGCCGATGGGCCCGCCTGTTGCAGAAGAAATGCCTCTTCCCGGAGGGAATGGGATGCCTCCAATACCTCCGGCTCCTGAAGGGATGCCTCCTGTATAGAAGGGATATTTATGGAATTCGATAAGGGTCAAGTAATAGCAGTAGATAGCGAACTGGAAGGGCTGTATGAAGAAGAATTTCCAGAAGCGGAGCAGACTTTTAAAGTCGCCCTTCAGGCGGTGGTTCAGTCTTTACCGTATGACCTCACGTTAGATCCTACGTTGGTAGGAGAGGCAGCAGATAGGACTAAGGATCGTGGACTTGTAGAGATGTTTGCTGGAGGGGAAGATAGGAGGCGGTGGAAGGTTGTACTCAACTGGAGCCCCCATTGGAATGGCAAGCTCCCTCCCGGTTATATGTGGGTTATGTACCGAGAGACAGAAGTCGCCATTCTTGGTCCATGGGCTACTATTCGCACTTGTTGGCATTGCGGCTTGAAAGGATGGGCCAGTAAGGAGCGTAAGATTGGTTGCTGCTTGCCTCATTATCCTTGCCCGCATTGCAAGGAGCGGGATTGGTTTGGGCGTATTGTGACGCCTGAAGACTTTGAACGTGATATGGCAGAGTATATCGCCAGAGATAGCAATAAAGATGATATGTATGACGTTTTTAAACCTAAAGTGGGTGTAAAGACACCTGCTGAACCGGACCACAGCACTGGTCAGACCAATGAAAACCCCGCTACCGATGCGGGCACTTTTGCGGCTTGATTAGGCAATTGTCCAAGAAGGAGTAAACAATGTCTGAAGCGGTCCAGTATCCAGATGCGTCCGTGGAGCAACCTGCAAGTGAGGACTCTGCAAAGGACCAACAGCTGCCCGATACGATTCAGATTGATGGAGAGGACATAAATCTCCAAGACGCTATTGCGGATCATAAAAACCGGAAGGAGTGGCAGAAGGCTCAGACACAGCGTGATCAGGAAATTTCTGCGCAACGAAAGGAAGTTAACGAATTGCTCAGTAAAGTGATTGATCAGGTTGGTAATGGTTCCCAGTCGGAAAAAGCAGTGCAGGAAGTGGCGTCAAACTTTGACGTTGATGCGCGGATTGCAGAAATGCCTGATCCGCTCGAAGACGAAAAAGGTTACAAAGCCGCCATGGCTGGATTGCTTAAAGAGTATGGGGATTCGATTAAGTCTGAGATTCAGCAAACCACTTCATCCATAAAAGATGATACCTCGAAGGAAATAGCGAATCAATCGCAAAAAGATCGCATTGTGCAAGACAACCTGCGCATGGTACGCGACTACGTTGCGAAAAAATTCGGAGACAGTGTCTCTGAATCGGATACAGACGAAGTGATTCGGCGCGTGGGTCAGAAGTGGGGGACCGAGTATGGTACAGAGGATTCGTCCGGGGCGTTTCGGTTTAACGAAAAGGCCGTGGAAGAATCGATCTGGCAGGTACCTTCGCTGAGAACGCAACTCATCGCCAGTGAAACTAATGAGGCTCGCAAGGAAGGACTCACAGGGCGTGAGCGCGGGCAGCAAGGTCTGACTCCGAGCAATCGTGCGGCCTCAAGGCCGGGACAGGGCGCACCAATCGGTGATAAGATCGATTGGCTTAATTCGCTTAACGAGAATGAGATGCAGCGAGCTGTTCGGTCTATGGGTGCCGATGAAAGAAACCAGATGCTAAAGTCGCTCTATGAGCGGGGCTAAAGCACAACTCATGTAGGGAATTCTTATGGCAATAACTAATTTTACAACTGGAACGGGAACACATGTGTCCTTAGATCAGACACTGGTTAACATCTTGTTCTCGCAAAAGTTGCACGTTGAAACTCAGGCTGAGCTGTTTTTTAACCAGCGTGGTCTGATGAAAAAAGAAGATGGTGGGGAGGATACCTTTGAACGAAGGGCAGACTCTCCTATCGTTGTGAAGGATGAGTTTGGCAAAGAGCGAGGGCAGCGTATCCGTCTTGCTCTTCGCAAGCAATTGACTACTGGTATTGGACTGGCAGATCGTGATCATGCCAGTAATGGACTTGCGGCTGCGAACTTTGGTGCTACGACTATGATCGACACCGAAGAGTCTATGAACCTCTACGACTTAGAGGTCGTAGTTGAACTCATGAAACACGCCGTTGGGTTCGCATCTCCTGAACTTCAGGACTTGCGTACTCCATTTAAAATGGAGCAGGAAGCCGCAGCGGCTTTACGTGATTGGCTGACTGCTCAGTATGAGGAATCAATACTGGATGCTCATTATGATGGCCATGCGGCTCATGTGATTCGAGCCACGTATAAATCTGCCTCAGCACACCCTCGTGTTATTTGGAGTAATGATGCAACTGCGCAGGGAGACATTAGTAATAATGACCTTCTGTCTGCTGCTGACTTACGTAAGGTGTATGAGAACATGCGCGTCAACAACGTCAATCCGATCCGTGTAGACGGAAAAGAGATGTATGTGTTGTTGGCACATGTGTATTCGATTAGTGATTTGATGAATGATGCAGATATTAAGAATACCTATCAGAATGCGTTTACACGCACTGCTGGTGGTTCTGACAATCCACTGTTCTCACGAGCGGAAATTATATTTGAGGGCATCGCTGTCCATGAGTATAATCGAACTCGCAGACCTGCAACGGGTACTAATGCAGCCAGTACGATGCGTAATATCGTGATGGGTGCCGATGCTGTTATCTGCGGCAATGCTTCTGAGCCTCGTCTTGTGCGACGCAAAGAGGATGCCTATGAAGACAAGTATGGGGTTGGCATCAAGCAGATTTTTGGATGCTCTCGTGCTGACTTTACTGCGGAGGACGACAATACAACGCTTAATCAGTCATCTGCTGAATTGATGAACTGGAGTGTTGCGTAAGATTAAAAATGGGGGGGGCCCAGATTGGCCCTTCCCATTCCTTTACAATAAGGAGATAAGGCAAATGGCTTCTATTTTTGTGGAGTATGTAACAGATAAAGACAGCCCCGGATACTCTGAAGGTCCATTGGGTCTTCAGGTTGGCAATTATGGGACTTTGGATTTTATGCCGAAAGAGAGGTATCAAAATCGGCGCGTAGAGGAACTGACAACGGAAGAGGCCGCAGTAAATTTGGTTAATCGATTTCGTCGTCAAGGTCTTTTTCGCATTTGTAAAGACCTGATGGCATCACAGGACCTTAGTAACATTGAGGACTTTGTGCGGTTGAAGGTGGCTCCTTTGGTGGAGCGGATTGAATCATTGGAAGAGCAAATAGCCCTGATGAAAAAAAGCAAAAGGACTGCTAAATAGTGGCACTTACGTGGAGTGAATATAAGAGCCGTATCGCAGATCGAGCGCATAAGGATTTATCGGTTGCAGAGGAAGATTCTGATGTGACGCGCTGGGCGAAAGCGGGCATTGAACTGGTTGAGTCGGAAGACAGCTGGTCATGGTTGTACAAGGATTTCACCATTACAATGGTTGCAGATACGTATGCTTATGATTGGCCTACGGGACTTGAAAAATTTGACGCCAATACATTCCGCTATGGGGGCAGTGGTAGTTATCTGAGTTATGCACGACGAGTTGAAAATATTGACAATTACTTAGGGCCTCACTGGCGTGACTCCAGTGGGACTACGGGGACGCCAAAACATTTTGCAGATTTTGGCAGGCAAATCTGGATTGCCCCTAAGCCGAATGCGGCATTTATAACCAGTAATCCGACATTATATCTGTATGGATACACTACCGATCTTACAGTAGTTGAGGGCTCTCCTGTAGATGCGACCGTGCTGCTGATCCCGTTCAGGGCGGCGAATGCGTATGTCGAGGCGGCATTAATGGTGGGCTTGCAGCAGGAAGACGATCCTGACTGGAGGTCGTATCAGCAAATCTTTGAATCAAACATACAACGCCTGCGTGGCTTTGATGTTTCTGTGGCATCGACGGACGAAGTCCTTTTACCAGAGTTTGCACAATACATGGAGTATTGATGGCTGATACTACCGATATCGCCCTTGAGGCGGTAACGATTACGAACAACCTGAGCAGCGATACGCAACGGGCTGCTTTTGAGGACACATATAAGGGCAGTCAGACCCTCGTCAAAACTGACGAGTCGCAGGTGGTATTCAGGACTGAAGTGGGATGGAGTAAAATGGTATGGGGCGGTGTTCTGCCCACGCTGACAACAACAGAGCGTAATGCACTTAGCAGTCCATCTAACGGGATGCTCATTTATAATTCAACAACTCACAAAGCGCAGGTTCGCGCCAATGGGGCATGGGCTGATCTACACTAATGGCTAAGCAACGTAATCGCTACCGGTTCCCAACAAGAAAAGGTTTTTTGGGCGAGAATAATGTTGATGCCGAGACGGAGGATATGTTCAGTACGGGATCTTTGTCTCTCCTGCGTAATTATCATATTGATGGCCACGGTGCTTTACTGAAGAGGCAGGGGTGGGAACACTATACGACCAATGCGATAGATGGGAGTAATGCGGTTCAAGGCTTGGGGTTTATGGATTTTGGGACACCCTACCTGATAGGCGTTGCGGGGGATAAAGTAAAAAAGCTTGTAGAGGGGTCTCCTGCCACATGGACAGATATAACTGGGTCTGCGACAATCAGCAGTGGGCAGGATTACGTCAATCGATTTACCACGTTCCATGATGGGACTAATGGCAACATAATCGGCACAGATGGAACCAGTAATCCGTGGAAGTGGAATGGGACGGGGAATATAGCGACGCTGGCCCTGACGCGAGCTAATGACATACAGGCATTCAAGACTCACTTGTTTGCAATTAACACCCCGGATCGCCCCACTGCTATTCGGTATTCAGACACGGGCGATCCTACAACATGGCCTGCGGACAATGTCTTTGATGCGACCAGAGACAGTATAGGCGTAGGATTAAGCTTGCATTCAGCAGAAACGCTGTTGGCGTTTTATGAGAATTCTATTTATCGCATCAATTTCGATTACGGGGGCGCAGGTGCGTTAACGTCTTTTTTCACGAGTCAGCTTGTGGATGGCTCAGTGGGGTGTGCTGCCAGAGGGTCCATCGTGACGTCACGGGGGCGTACTTACTTTGCTGGACAGCAAGGAATTTATGTTGTTGGAGATCCTGCTCAGCCAGCACGTTATATCAGCAGGCCCATTGAAGGTCTTTGGTCTACGATCAATAAGTCTCGCTTGAAGAATATTTACGCATTTGAGCGCGGCGAGCCATGGAATGAGATTGTATTCTTGGTGTCATCGGGAGCGACAACTCAGCATGATGTGGCTCTGGTTTATAATACTGACATTGCAGATTATGCAGGCGTGGAAAATGCATGGTCGATTTTTACGGCTTCTGGCAGCAACCAACGGTTTAACGTGGGGGTTAACTACATCCATTCAGGTGGACAACATCATACGATACTGGGTAAGTATGATTCCAAGATTGCCAAGGCGTGGGGTAGTGACAGAAACAGGACAACTTTTGCTGATAATGCTGCTGCTATCGTTTCAATCTGTCAAACCGGCTTTATCGACATGGGCTATGAAGGCGTTAAAAGTATTCGTGAAGCATGGCTCGACTTAAGTGTCCAGTCAAAGCATACGTTCAACGTGAAGGTGGAGGGCGTAGAGCAAAGATTATCGGCCACTTCTGTCCTTGACATAGGGTCGGATGTAGGAACGCTGGATTATGATTTTACATTAAACACGTCAATTCTTGCAGCGGGATCAATCGCGCAAGCACGATTCAAGTTGACAGGCAACAGTCGTTATTTCCGTTTCCGCTTGGAAGAAAGCGACACAACAAAACCACAACGCATAGAGTCGATGCATTTCTTGTATGTGCCTAAAGGCATGAGGATTCGATAATTATGGTTACAAAAAGTAATGTTGTTGCGGCTACAAATAATAAGACTACAAGTAGCAACCTTGGTGGACAGAAACGTAAGGCACGAGATGCTTTCAATCTTGCACTTGATGAAGGGCAGGATTTTAGAACGGCATTGACTGCGTGGAGGGATGCAGG